GCCAAACATACTATACGGAGCGTAGTTGAATATTTTTACATTAGTATCATCGTAATGTATTATCGAATAATTATCCATTTATATATTAAATTTTCTTCAATACCCACTGGGTATAGAAGACGTAGAGAAGAATAATAAGTATTTTAGGTTTCGTAAGACTTATCTAGCGCGGGTGTTTCGGATGCGCCGTCCCCGTTTGATAGTCTCCAGTATATAAAAATAATCACTATTATAATCAAGAACTTAATTGTCTGCATTTATATTATTGACAATGTCCATTACAAACCTAGCACAAGACACAGCACCGTCCTGAGTGACTGCAACAATAATACAGTTTCCGCTTTTGAACAATAAGACTGAAACGTCTTTAGTGTACTGCTCGGTGCGCGTTTGATAGTCTTGGCTTCCGGCTTTATAATCAAACACAGTTTTAGTACCACTATATTTGTATTTGATGATCAAAGGGTAGCTTCTAAGGAAATAAGCTATTCCTTTTTCAGATTCGTTTATTTTATCCATCACGCGGTTTAAGTTGAGTTCAGTTGTTGAAACGGTCACAGTGTAGTTCATCATAACGCAGTCCATCACATACGACATTCCAACTATGGACTCGGGGTAGTTAATGTTCTTTATGCATTCAAAAAAGTCTTTTTCGGATTTGCATCCGGTCACCTGGACTGTCATATTGGAATACAGCTTTACGCAAATGTTGTCAAACTTTTTGATGATACAGTTTCTAAACTTTGTTTGGTACCCTTCCAAAAGACATTCGTTGAGATTAACATTTTTTTCCTTTGCGCATTTTTTATCAACCATTGTAGCTATTAATGTACGCGTGGTACACTGTTTATCAAAAGTATTGTCGCTGTTGATGACGCTTAAGGTTGCCGGAACAGCCTTTTGCTTTTTGGATGATCTTGCTTTTGGCGTTTTGATTTTAATCTTAGGAGTCTCCATTTTTATAATTTTATGCATTGTATGCATAAAATAATTCAATATCTTTAACTTGCTAAATCATTGACACTTATATCCCGATACTTGGACCCGCCGTTAAAATACCTTCTTATAATAAGAGGCATTCGTTTTTGTTTAAGCTCTTCAAGCGCAATGTCTTTTGCATTGGTTATAAATTCTGCGTCTACAAATACTTTGCCTCCTGCTAAGATTTGCTCGGTGCGTATGCCAAGGACTCTAGCTTTTTCAAACTTTGTCAAAAACGGTAAACCTATATACTTTTCTTTTTTGGGCTTACGTTTTTTACTAACCGTTGCAACAACTTCTTCTTCTTGTTCCTCTTCCTCTTCGTCCTCTTCTTCGTTGCCGTCGTCTTCCTCGCATATTGTCGGTAATCCATTTTCGTTGTCATTGTAGTCTTCTTCGTCTTCGTCTTCGTCTTCGTCTTCGTCGTCGTCGTCTTTTATTTCATTACAATTGTCTCCATCGTCGTCTTCGCCGTCTTCGCCGTCTTCGCCATCATCATCATCATCATCTTCATCATCGCTACCGCAAGAATCAGCATCGCTGTTGTCGCTATCAGCGCAACTACTTTCGCTACCTTCTTCTTCGTCGTCGTCTTCATCAATTGCAATATCTTCTTCGTAATCGTAATCTTCAAAAGCGTCCATGACTTACAAATGTTTATGTAATATATTCATAGGGTAGTTTAACTCTTAATCATATTGTTTGTTTGCGATGGTTCTAGTCAGAATCGTCGACTATGAGCGATGACGGTTTTTTATTTTTTAGTTTCAAAAGCTTTTTGCTTCCACCTCCACCTCCCCCGCCGCCATTTGGGGATGTGTCTGAAGGTACAAACTTATTAGAAATACCCGAAGACACTCCGGTGACGATATGCTTTACAGCGTCCTTAACTTTTTCGGCAGGCTCGTCTCCGTCAGGTGCTGTATCGCCGGTGACGCTAATACTGCTGCTAACACTATTATTGGCTCTGCCTCGTCTATCGCTTATACTGTTATTTGCGGTTCCACCGTCGGTTGACCCTCCGCTACTATCTACTCCTCGGCTTCTTGTAATGCTTTCAGGTGTACCGCTATGCTTTGACGCACCCGACGACGATGACGGTCGTACTTTCTTCTTTACCCCTTTTATTTTACGCGCGTGCTTTTTACATGCGCCTGTGATTTTAGTAAACTTTTCAGCACAAGAAGGCATTCCTAGTACTTTAGATATGATCATAGGAATGTATTTGTCTATAGTTTTTTTCAAAATACCTTCGATGTGCAATAAGTTTATTAGTTTGGATATCAAGTCTCTAAACATTTATTACAAGAGATATTGTTTTGGTTTTCCGAGTCTTTCGTTTACATCGTCGTGGAACGATTTAAAAAAGTGCACTAGGTGCTTGTTCGAAGAGGTAATTACATTTAGATGTTTGTAATACCTTTTGATATAGTCGTGTGCGTGCTTCGAGCACTCGCTGCACGGCAGTATAAAGGGTATATTTTTTATAAAAGATGTTGCGACCTCAATATCTAATTGAGATGGAGACTCTGGATAAGAGTCAGCGTATGTGTGAATCACAAACCAATAGTGGGGTCCCCAAACACTTGGAGTGACATCTGAAACATTATAATCCATTTATAATTATGTACAGTGTATCAAATAAAATGGGACTAATACGACTTGTGACTCACAAAATAAAGACTTTAGCTATCATACCGATCTATCTGACGGCGTGCTCGCTTGCATTATGCAGCTACAACTCCATGCTTATGTACTCTACGCTTTTGATAATAAAGACTATGTTCATAAGCAGGGTCACGCTCCACTACGATCCAAGGATACTGGACTGTTACAAATCCATTTTGATTTCGAACCATTTGAATATGTTGGATGGATTTGTCACCTGGTTTTGTCTAAACAAACTCAAAAAGAAAAATATTATATACAATTCGAAAAAGTCTTTATTGCTCTACGGCGCGATACTTAGACGCATGGACAGAAAGACAAACTTTGTGTATCTGGATCGAAACCTACCGTACGACTATATTAAATTAGTAGACTCTTGCAAACAGCTGTCTAAAATGGAAGAGTATACTAATGTTATATTTCCGGAAGGGACTTTGCTGGAACATAAAAACAGCGTCCAGATAAATATCAAACGAAGTAAAGCCCGTAATATCCCAACGCCGGAAAAGGTAATGACGCCAAAGACGAAAGGATTTGTGATACTCTTGAACCATTTAAAGGTAGACGGGATTATAAACTGCACTTTGAAGTACAACGAACGCTTCAGTATCTTTAATTTCATAATAGGCCGTCGTATACAAGTAGATGTGTTTATGGGGTTCGAGGAACTTCCACAGGTTGATACCGAAGAAGCGTGGCTGATTAAAAAGTTTCAGGAGAAAGATACTTTCCTAAAAGGTTTGTGTCGTCCACCGGAAAACTACTACACCATAAACATAAACCACCCCAAGCGCATAAAGCTTATATCGACGCTTGGTATGCCATGGCTGTTTGGCAAAACCAAAAACAGAATAGCGACTTCCAAGTTATTGAATCCTCCGACATTAAGCGCTAACAGAGATAATAACAAGAAACATGACAAACATTAAGAATGTATTTGTGTACAGTTGGAAGACCGAGGAGATTAAAGATTCGGGGGATTGGTACACCGAGCTCCGAGCGTTTGGTATTGATGGAGAGTCTAACGACAACGTGTGTATTCGCGTTTCCGATTTCAGACCGCGCTTGGTGATGGAGGTTACCAATACAAAATACTTTGAAGCCAACATTCATTCGATCAAAAATGTATTGGCCGAAAAGATTTACAACAGAGTCGATCGCAGCACCATCAGCGTAATATACAGAGAACGGCTTTATGGTTGTGGGTTTGAAAGCGACGGTAGCAGGAAGAAGTATCCATTTATCGAGATAAAGTTTACGAGTATGATATCTTTGTACTCTTTCAAAAAGAAGGCATTGCTTATTCCGGAAGCCGTTTTCGGAGGGCCTATCAAGTTTCACGAAACGAATGTTAGACCTGAAATACAATTTTGCGTCGAAAAGGATATACCGGTGTGTGGATGGATCAAACTACGAAACGCAAGTAACGAATCGAAACATAATAAGGTAAGTAAGTGTGCGGACGAGTATGTGTTGATCGGCGATCAGATATGTAAAAGCGATGTGGTGTTGCCGGTTGACGCAAAGGTGATGGCTTGGGATATCGAAGCAAAGTGCAAAGACATTAATCTAGATCCAGGTAATGATGTATCCGACAAAGTGTTTCAGATATCTTGTGTTTTTTTCAGAACAATAAGCGATTATTCACGAAAGGTTTTGCTTACACTTGGTATGTGCGACGAATGGGGTGACGATACAGTTGAAATCAAAAAGTATAGCAACGAAAAAGATTTAATAGTTGCGTTTGTAGATTTGATATCCGAGGAGCAACCAAATGTAATGACCGGATGGAACATATTTACTTTTGATATTACGTTTATGATCAACCGAGCGGAGAGGCATAGGTGTTTGGATACATTGACATCGTTCGGGTTTCTATTGGATACAGAAGCAGAGGTTGTCAATGTAAAGTGGAGTTCAAAAGCATTTTCGACTACCGATATAAAATATATAGACGCGGCAGGTATAGTTCCAATAGATCTTATTGAAGTTGTGCGGAAGGATTACAAACTCGATAGTTACTCGTTGAATAACGTTTCAAAACACTTTTTGAATTCCGAAAAGGATGACGTTTCGTTTGCGGATTTGATGCACGCATACAACTTATACATTGCAAACGATGATAGACATGCGAAGTTGTTTTCGGATGTCGGAAAGTATTGTGTACAGGATAGTGTATTGGTTGGCAACTTGTTCAAGCACTTGCAAACATGGGTTGCGCTTTCCGAAATGGCAAAGACAACTAATACTCCGATTCTCGCGGTGCATGTAAATGGACAACAGAAAAAGTTTTACAACCAGGTGTATAAGTATTGTTTCAAAAACGGAATAGTTGTCGAGAGCGACGCTTACAGTTCGAAGGAAACGGATAGGTACGCCGGAGCGTATGTGTTTGATCCGGTCCCGGGTCTTTACGAGTACGTGGTGCCGTTGGATTTTGCAAGTCTGTACCCTTCCATTATCGAAGCTTACAATTTGGATTACACCACATTTGTTCCAGACAGCGTAGACATAGAAGACGAAAGCACATTGACAACTCTTGAGTGGGAAGATCACGTGTGTTGTATGCACGATCCAATAGTTATTCAGCGTAATGCATTGTCGAGAACCATTGAAAGCTTGACAGCGGGTCCGGAACGAAGCAGGTTGTCAAAAGAGCGAGCAGAAATTACAAAAAAGATAAATAAAAAACCAATGTGTCAGCGCAACCGCTTTAGGTTTCTCAAGCAAGAGCATTATGGCAAAGGCGTATTGCCAACCATCATTGAAAACCTTTTGGAGGCCAGACGAACTGTGCGAAAGGAAATGAAACAAATAAAAGATCCCGCGCTTCTTGCAATCATGAACCAGCGTCAGCTGTCTTATAAGGTGTCCGCAAACTCGATGTACGGAGCGACCGGTGTTAGATCGGGTGCATTGCCTTTTATGCCAATAGCCATGTGTGTTACTTATATAGGCCGAGAGAGTATCAAGAAAGCTTCAAACATACTTAAAGAGTTGGGAGGGTTCATCGTTTACGGGGACACCGATTCAAACTATGTGACATTTGATGATATAAAAGGCGATCACGTGTCAAGATGTCGAGACCTGTGGGACAAGGCAACTGAGTATGCAGCTATAGTGTCGTCGCACTTTCCGAGTCCGATGAAGATTGAGTTTGAAGAGGTAATATATTCAAAGTTTATGATACTCACAAAGAAGAGGTATATGTATTACAAATGCGACCGCGACGGAAACGTTGCCAAAAAGATTGGTCAAAAGGGAGTGTTGCTTGCTCGACGCGACACTTGTAAGTTTGTAAAGAATATATACGAACAGACAGTAATGGATGTGTTTAACGGGGTGTCAAAAGATGGGGTAATGAATAACATTTGCGATTCGGTTCTAAAGTTAATGACGAGACAAGTATCCGAAAAGGACTTAACAATTACAAAAGCAGTTAACGATTATAACTCTTGCGAGTTGGTATACAATGAGTCGTCCGGAAAGTATATGATGGGTAACTATACAGTTCCGGCTCCTCCGGTATCTCTTGAAACGGAAGAAGAGAGAATACAGTTTTGTGTATCGAGGCTTCCGGCTCAAGTACAATTAGAGATAAAGATGATTGAGCGTGGAGAGGAGCGAGCGGAAGGAGCAAGGTTGGAGTATATAGTTACGGACAAGCCAGGCAAGCAAAGCAATAAGATTGAACATTGGAATTTCTTTGTGGAGAACAGAGGTAAGTATAAGGTTGATTACGAATATTATATTCAAAAATTAGTTGATCCGTTGGAGCAAATTTTTACAAGTATATTCAAAACTGAAAATTATGTGGGACGTGAAATGATGTTTGCGTTCAAAAATAGAAAATTACAGGTGAAGGAGATTAAGACGTTATTTAAGCCAAGATTGGTATGGGGTAAGTAGTGTGTGTGTGTGTGTGTGAGCAGTTATTTTACATTTATTATTATTATTATTTCAACAACCGTTGGTTGTTAAAATTAACTAGGTCATCTCTATTATTTGCGAGCCCCTCCGCCGCCTCCAGCAGCAGCAAGCGTAGATGTCATAAAGACTACCAAGCCCAAAACTACCAATGCCGCGCCCGATAACACTAATGGCTCCTTAAATAAGTCCGCCGCTGTTTGTGTTTTTTTGAAAGAAAGGATAGTTGGTTCCAAAACGTAAGTGTCCAAGTCGATAGATTTGTTTGCCGTTTGGTTTGTATACTTGATATCTATCTTGTGCAGATAGTCAAAGTCTTTTGTGATCAGGTATACCGTGTTTGGTATCAGAGCATTGACATTATCTCCAACATACACACCATATATAGTAGACACTGGTATTGTGTACACTTTTGGAGGATACTTTGTAGAGTTGGAAATGCTAATGGTAATCTTGTTTCCATCGACCGTGTTTTTTATGTTTTCACTAAGCACATCATTGCGAATCGATTTAATGCGGTTTGCGTCTCCGTTGCGGTATAAAGTTATAGTCCCATTAAAAGTTTCGTACACATCTGCATCGCCGTGAAGGGCAGCATTGTCCTGTGTCCCTCCAAACGGCTCATTTTTTATAAATTGCAGGTTGCCGGTATTGGGGGTTGCAGAAAGAGCATTGCGGATGTACACAAATGAGTTGTCGGTCTTTATATTTTGCAGCTCTTGAGACTGCGTATACCCCATGTAGCCGGTTATAATACCTGCAATCAACATTATCGGTCCTATAAGTTTTGTAATAGACTTTGCGGATGTTACACCCATCACACACAAAACAACTGCTCCTGCTAAAATTAAATACTTGGAGTCAAATCCTTCGGCTGAAGTCTCTGTTATTTGAGAAATCTTTCGGTCAGTCTCGGTTGCCAAGTTTGTATTCGAAACAGAATCGAGAAGACACTGCGACACGGAATCGACAACTTGTTTGATATTCAAGTTGCTTATTTCCACGTTGCCCGATACCTTTTTAGCAGTCACTGAAATAGTTTGAGACGCTTTGTTGGAGCACTCGGATATACCTTCGGTTGTCATCTTTATACAGTTTTCAACTATGGACGAAACCGTGGACGTACTAACACTAATCTGACCAATATTCAGGCCACTGATTATGCTTTTGGTAAGAGCCTCCAATTGATCTTTTACTTTCACACTATTTTCTTGGGAATTTAATGCTTTGAAAATGGCATTGGTGCTTACATAAGCACGTTGCTCTATATTGTTGTTTGATATCAAAACATTGCCTTGCACGTCTTCGGCTCGAATCACTACCGACTGGTCGCTTGTCGACACTGCTGTCTGGACGATTGAACTTGCCACCTCTCCAACGGCTTTGGTTATAATATCTGTACTTTGTATAGAAGTTGCAGCACCCATTATTCTTTATATAATATATTAAGAACCAACATTTCAGTTAATATAATGGAATACGATTTAATAGCAGACAACTTTTACAGATGTGGGTTCTCAAACTCGGTGTTTGTCGTTTACAACGCATCTGCCGACACATACAATTTATCAAACATTGCATTCAGATACAATGTGTCTGTTGATGACTTTGTCAAGCACGCTAACGCTTACGGGCTGGTGTACAAAGACTATAGGTGCCGCGACGCCCAGACAAACGGCATGTACGCATCCAAAGACACTCTATTTACATTTATAGATTGGATTTCTTCTAGCCAAGTAAAAGTCACTGACGGTTGGAAATACTTGTGCATTGTATCGTTGTGTTCTGAACGGAAATTTAAAACTAGTCTATTGTACATCGACAGTCTAATGGATCTACTAGAAGATTCAATAATGGATCTCTAAGTTTTTGTGCATATATATATATAACCCAATGGGTTATATATAAAAAATAATATTAAATCTACTACAACTTTTAATCTCTAGAAAGTTACCTTGGCTAAGCCTTTTACATGTGTATCGGTCAATACTATTTCTGGGTTCAACTTTGAATAGTTCATAAGTGCTGTGTGCACATTTGAAAGGTCCAAGATTACTTGAGGTTTTGAAGCGTTGTACTCTTTAAGAATTCTACGAAGACTAATAACCTCTGTAGATTCTCTACTTGGTACATAATTTTCTTCAAGAAAACGTTTCATTATATTTTGAGTATACTTGAACTGAGTAAGACCCTCAATAACCTTATCCGGCATATCTTCTTTTGCATTCAAGTGTTTTACCGATTTGTATTGCAACATTGTATGTAATATATAAGATAAGAAAAAACGCGCATGCTCCTTTACGTTATCACTAAGGTCATGGTCAATCTTAAAAACTTTGGTGGGGTCGCAATCGGGGTGATCTCTAATATACCCATCTACATCATTTGTAAAAATAGATTCGAATCGGATAAGTCTAATACGGTCCCAAGTGGCCGTATCCGGTTTGCTGATAATAGGTGTTTCGTTTGTAATCAAAATCGGGAAAAACATGGGTACCACATCCTTAATCTGTTTGGAATTTTCATAAAGATCTCTTGCGTACAACTTGTCATTTCCCGAAAGTGCTTTAATCTGCCCAGGGTTCAAAATATCATTATTGGTAACCTCATCAATAACAGCCAAACGAGCATTCTTAAGTCGCGCCAATTCCGGATTTGTACCTCCCTGTTTCTGAGTGAAATTTGCAATAATTGCTTTGGGTGTTTTCCTAACATAATGACCAAGTAGTTGTTCGAGCACCGTCACCATCATTGATTTTCCATTATTACCTGTGCCTGTCCAAAACTGAAACTGTTTGAGTTTATTCAACCCGGTGATAATTCTACCCAAATTTGTAACCGAATAAGATCTAAGACCTTCATCGGGGAATATCTTTGCAAAGAAATCCAAAACGAATTCCTTAGACTCTTCCGGCGTGTTGTCCCACGATACATAGTCGTGCTCTATTCTGGAACTGAAATAATGGTAAGGACTTGGATCTATCATGGCCCATTGCTTCACGTCGAATACACAATTTTTAAATGCAATTCGGTGTTCTTGTTGGTCGAATAATTTATCAACATTGGGGTCAAAGTAAAGACAAAACATAGCTTTGACGATATTATTTAACGATGAAAAGTTCATTATTTTACGTTCCAATGATTTGAATACTTTTTGACGGTCCTCTTCCATATCGCTTACGGGTCCCAAATGCCTTTTGAAACCATTGAACCATTCAAAAATGTGTCTTTGGAAAACACACTCCCACCCCTGAATTTCTCTCCAAACCGTAACATCAAACTTATAACAACCATAATCTTTATGCGTCATATACAGATCGGTGACCGTACTTTTTACTGCTTCTGCAATTGTATAATCGTAAGTTGGTATCGCGCTGTTTGCAATTCCACCAAACAAAAACTCTTTGATGTTGGGAAGCACTCCTGTTGTTCTTGCAATATAAATTAAACTTCCAACTCCAAGACTCTTACCGTAATTGTTTGTTTTCATTAAGCTATCCCACTTGGCAACCGTTTGAGCTGGTTCGTATTTGTCCTTGCACTTCGAAGAAAAGGATAAAAACATTCCTTTGTAGTACTCCTTCACGTCGTCGTCGCGTTGCTTGGAAAGGTTTGTCAAAATCATTCCAACCTTCAACCAATTATTGTAATCGGCCGCATACTCCTCGGGTAACAAGTGCACAAGACGTGATATATTTTCATCGGATAAATTAATGTGGTTTGTATCGCCATCAACTATTTGTTCTTCTACTTCTTCTTCTCCTCCTCCTTGTTGATGCTGCCGCTCTTCTTGTGTGTCCAACGTAACTTGCGCTACGTTTTCACACTTGGTAAGTGAAAAGTTATCTACGTTTCTGACACTCATCATATTTGGAAGCATATCGTATATGTTATCTTCCGTAATGGTTTCTTCAAAATAGCTGTGTCCAATAAAAACTTTTGTCCATTCCGGCTCTTCTTTCAAATCTCCAACGTCCGATACGTACGCTTTTGTTATTGAGTACGGAACATCTTCCGGAGATTTAGTGGCGCCATATATAAGCCATGGCTTGGTTTGGACGTCGTCAATGTAGCGCGAGTATTGAGATTCTTCTTTTACTTTTTGAAGAATTATCTTGTGGTCGTCCTTATTCAAAGCCACCGAAATGAAATGGATGTGGAACCCGTTCTTCTTGTATTTCACACCTTGGCCATCTTCAACCACTCGCATTGGCTTCTCTAATAATAATGCGCAATATTTTTCAGGCCGAATCTCCAAATTTTCGTCGAGAACAGACACATACGTATCTATTATTTCTTTTACCATGTTATCGTCGTATAGTTTGTCATCAGTCCCGTCATCTACTTCCTTGAGGTCAATGTCGATCAGAATTGGAGAAGGATAAAGAGGCATTTCCGCGTAATGGAAAGGGCCATCGATATTCCTAATCCCATTCATAAACTCCAAATACTTGGTGACCAAGTACCGCCGCTTGTTGTATACATCTACCACGGTATACATGTTTCCAGATTCATAAATTGGTTTCATAATGCTCTGCATTTTATTGTATTATATCCTTCTTTAATTTAAAATTATACAAAATCACTTTTACCCCTATAATATAAACATGGATTGCGAATGGAAAAAAATTAACACAGTTTCAATAATAATATTTCACATAATATCTATATTATCTATACCGTACATACTCGTGAATGCCGACCACCTTGCACGAACCATACTCTGTATTGTAATCGTAGGAGTGATAGCCGGGTTTGGGGTCACAGCCGGAGCGCATAGGCTGTGGTGTCATAGGTCTTACAAAGCAACCTTAGGGTTTAGAATTTTCTTGGCGCTGTGCTATTCGGTTGCTGGGCAAAACTCAATATACAACTGGGTGAGGGACCACCGGGTGCATCACAAGTACTCGGACACCGAGGCCGATCCTCACAATGCAACTCGAGGGTTTTGGTTTTCGCACGTGGGTTGGCTGATGATGACCAAGCATCCGAAAGTTATCGAAAGCGGACGCAAGATCAGTATGAAAGATGTAATTGACGATCCAGTTGTCAGGTGGCACACCAATTACTTTTCAGAACTGAAAGTATTGATGTGTTTCGTATTGCCAACCGCGCTACATATGTACGTGTGCAACGAATCCTGGCAGGTAGCCGTTCTTTCTCAAATGTTTGTGAGGTACGCTCTCAGTTTGAATTTTACGTGGTTGGTTAACAGTGCTGCACATATGTGGGGTAGTAAACCTTACGATAAAAACATGCTGCCGAGCGAAAACAAATTAGTTGCGCTTCTGTCGGTGGGAGAAGGGTGGCACAACTATCACCATGTGTTTCCATACGACTACAAAGCAGCCGAACTCGGAGACTACACTTTGAACTTTACAACATTTGTTTTAGACGCGGCTCAGAGATTGGGGTTGGTGTACGACGTAAAGCAGCCGAGCAAGGAAACAATAAGAAGGGTTGCGTTGGCGAGAGGCGATGGCAGCTGGGAGTCGGACCATCGATTGTCTGACGACGCCGAAAGACAACTGGGAGAGTTTGGTTACTAAGAAGAAGAAGAAGAAGAAGACGAAGACGAAGAAGAAGAAACTTTTGTGTTGTGTATTATAAATGGAAAATAATTATAATAATAATAATTACGAGAGTTACGGTGAAGAAGTAAATAAAATGTTTTATGCGTTGAAAACTAATGTTTGTCACAAAACAATCGACGGTGTATTGTACTTAAACTTTGAGGATCTGGCTAAGGCTCTTGAAGCCGATGACATTATTGAGCCTCGTCTAGAAATCATTGACGGTGTGTCTTATGTGTCAACGGAAGAGTTTGTCAGGTTGATACTCGCTGACAAAGTATCAAATGAAAACGGCAAAGCATTGAAGGAGATTTTTTCAAAACAATTAGCAGATCGCGGCATTTTTTGGAGTATAGCATAAGAGTAGATGATATATATATATTATTTCAAAAGACACTAGTGTCTTTTGAAAAAGTTATAAAAGTGTACGCTTAGTTATTCGAATCGTACACGCTTGCCATTATATCTCCAATGGTTCCAAAAATATTAAAGTCTTTTGAGTGCGGATTGTATCTGTAGAACCTGCATCCAAGAGTACTCTTTACAAACGCTTCTCTAGCCGTATCTAATTCTTTTTCATACGCGGCGTGATTGTACTCGTCGCATTCAATCGCCAACCGAATAGCCGGTACGTAAAGGTCGATGCGATACTTTGAGCCTGGAACTTTGTATTCCAAAACAACTTCCTCAAACATTTTTCCCAAAACTTGTTTTATCGGAATCAAAGTCTCTTGTGCTTTGTTATCCAACACGCATATTTCAAAGTTGAAAAAGGCAGCGAGTCGTTTCTTTTGCTGGCTATTAATTTTCTTAGACAAACACACTACCTGTGTCAAACCAGCTTTGTTTATATACACCTCTTTGCCTTCCATGTATGACGTTTGGGATAGGTCAACTCCATCGATGCTATTAAGGTTTTGGCGATAGTTGCCATCCACTTTTCTCAAAGCACTTTTAATACTTGACCTGTCTATCAACGAGTAGCCCATCACTAGTAGTATGTCTTTAGCCCGCACCCAAAACATTGGATACTCGACAACTTTAATAGGGCACCCATCGAATGTTATTACGGTTGGACGACGGCTCATTTTGATGCGCGAATAAATATGTAGTGTAAACTAGCAACTCGGATTATTTCCCAAAATCATTTTCGGATAATAAATATACATATAAAATAAAAATATGGTCCTGCATTTTAGTTATGGGAGTAATATGTTGAGCGACCGCACAAAGAACACGTGCCCCAACGCAACGTTTGTGTCAATCGGGAAGATTAAAAACTACACTTTGCAGTTCGGAAACTACTTTTCAAGCAATTGGAACGGACACGTCGCGACAATAGTACCCAACCGCGACACGTACGTGTGGGGTGTTGTTTGGGACATTGACGATTCCGAAATAGAACTTATGGATGTGCAGGAGGGCGTATCAAGCAACCACTACAATACTATTTTTGTACCCGTAGTGCTACAACCATCTTTGCAAAAGTGCTATTGCTATAGCTACCAGGTCACAGGCGTGCCAACCTATAGCGATCTGCCATCAAAGTCTTACCTGTCCACAATCATAAAAGGGGCCACCGAGCATAGGCTTCCCGAAAATTATATTTTATTTCTAAAATCTTTTGTATGCAATGGAAAGGAATCCAAAGTTAAGTTCCCGAATGTGTAGGTCACTTAAAAATCGAGTTGTATTTAAAGAAGGGGTGTTAAAAGTATCAAAATGTCTGACACTGTTAAATATTGTTTTTGGGATAAACACCCATTTGCAGTCAATGTGAACAAGGAGGTAAAGTGCCCAATTGCGTATAAACCTGCTCAGATTGTGCACAAAAAACGCGAATACTATATCAATCAAAACGTAAGCGCGTGCGACACTAAGGTTGGTGAAGGCGTAAAGGTGATCCAAGAAAGCATTACATACACGGACACTTTTTGTTCGGAAAGGTGTTTGTTGGCTTGGATAAACGAGAACGCGTGCAACCCGTTGTATAAAAACTCAAAGTATATATTCTACAAAGAGTATTACAAAAAGAATGGATATGGCAAAGTATACCCGGCCAACCATTGGAGGACTCTTAATGCATTTGGAGGTTTTATGACCATTGAGCAGTTTAGATCTTGCAATAAGAATTACGAAGAGTCAAATGTGTACATCGACGAAAGCGGCGAGCGAATCATAGAGTATGAAGAGGTAGTGAAAATATCTTAAGGTGATTATTATTATTATTTTGTGAGTGGAATACATATAACCCGTTGGGTTATGTGTAAGTTATATAATTTCTAATATTATAAATGTCTGTTATATACAAGAGTTTTGATTCGTCAAACTATTTATTTGAAATGATTTGGAGGTTGTTTCCAAACATACTGACAAAAAAGAGTACAGGCAAAGACTTTATACACACGCTTGTTGTGTCGTCATCCGATTTTTGTAATTTGTTAAGCAACAACTTTTTCAAAATCAAAACCATTAGCGAGGGAGGGTTTGGTTTAGTGGGTACTATTTCACAGCAAAATAAAATGATAAAAGCGGTTGTATTTAGCTTAGGCACGAACCGCAAAGGTGTCTTTTACGCAAACGCGATTGTAAAGATAGGAAAGCAAATAAAACAAAATGTAATTTTTAGAATAGACATGACAACCATATCGGTCACGGACCCCTTGTCCGATATGGTATTCGGAAGCGCGCTAGGCCACCTTTACGACATCGGGGTCTGCCCGTTTGTGACAAAGTACTTTGGGACCTATCATTGCGACGACAACCAAACCGCTATGATAATAGAAGCGGCAGATAAGGAGCTGTACAAGGTATTGGACCGGTCTCGGATGGGTTTCATTACACCTACCGAATTGAAAAGGATACTTGGCCAATATTTGTATTGTCTTTTCATTCTAAAGTATTATTACGGAGCCGTCCATTACGATTCGCATTTGCGGAATCTCATGTTGACCGACATACCATCCCATCCGGATATAATGTACCATGGCAAAAAGCTTTCCGATATAAAATACATTCTGTTCGAAACTAATTTGCTTGCCGAAGACAAATCTCCAATCCTAGTCGCTATGCATCGATCAAGGTATATGCTAAAGGTCATAGACTACGGCTGTATGTCCGTATACTTTGACAGATCAAAGGTTGCCAAGTTCCGCAGAGATATGCGGATAGAATCTTCAATGTCCGACATCGAGCTTATCGGCGCCAAACAAGCACTCGTGGAGTCTCGATTGAGCGAAAGTTATGCAAACACGGTCGACTTTATGTTTACACTAATAAACATTTATTATTATATGAAACTCGAGCTGGACCATTATCAGGGGTACGCAAAGTTTGATGAACACTTGAAGGTTGTAAACGATGTGATGCGAGTATTTTCCGGAACCTCGATGGACGACTTTTTAGTTATGAACCCGCAGTACAAAGTGAATGTAGTTAACGAGAATTATGATTGGTTCATGCGTAATCATTCAACCGGTATAAGAAATGGATACAGCAATCCAAAGTTGCTCTTGAACACGTTGGCGCTTATGTGCGACAAGCGAATACCTAATGTCGATGCTACAAATTTAGAGTCGGTCACGTACAATGGCACCATGGTCACTCTCTATCTTATAGATTCGGATATAAACTACAAGGAAATGACTGTTGCCAACACTCTAATGCTTACTCACAACCCTCACGAGTACCAGTTGATGTATAACCGCATGAACTCTATAATCGACAACCGGGACAAATGTCTCGCCGGTAAAGCCATTTACTGTAAAATAGAACAGTTGACTGACCAGAAACCAGCTGAAATATATCAAAGTTTATATACCGTTTCGAATAACAGCAAGTATAAGTTGTTGGTGAAGGAGAACCCTTTCGAAACTAATGTTCCTAGGTACAAGAACTATACGTCGTGGCTTAACAAAATCCCGATACCAAAGGATAGGATTGGGTCTACCATTGAAAACATACGCGTACATTTGCTATCCATAAAATCTTTTTCGGATTGCAGTATAAGGACTAACGATCCTTTGGTCGACACTAAAGGATTGACCGTTCCAATAGGTATACAACAAAGCAACCGAAAGAAAAACGCCTTGCCAGCCGGATTTTACATACACAACAACACTTTAGTCGGGGCTCCGCTTCCGGCAGACGCCGAAAAGTATATTTGTGTCATGAGCTATATACAGGTCCAGGACAGCAGGCTTATATCTCTTGAAACCTACTCACAGTTTATGGCTCGCCACGATTCAACTGGTATGGAGGTAGACAATGTGTTGCAGATACCGGCGCTGCCTGTAAGATCCGGTACCGCGTATAAGTGGGCCATCACCGTTGGTCCGGTCTTGGTTTGGAATTCTAATATAGTTTTTAATGAAAAGGCAGCGTCTATGGTACCCGATACATACGTATTGCAGTCTCATATAGTGTACATACAAAGTAGGCGTCACCACGGGTTTATATTTGTTGAGGGCGGTGGTTTCCTCAGTCAGGGACTGGATAGACTGGATCTTGCAAGGCTGTGTTTGAATCTGGGAGCTGTAAAGGCAGTGTGCGTGGGTTCGGGCATGGCTGCAAACGGGATTGTATTCAATCCGGATGACCCGACCTCATCTCCAAAGTATATTCTTAAGTCTCCTATAAGGATAAGACACTCCGCTGTCATTGATTTCGAATGGGGTATTTAATAATTTTATAAATTTCAAAAACTTTTAGTTTTTGAAATGACTGATAAATACGAAATGGTTGTATTAAAGCGTTTGCTTAAGTAACCACAATAATATGGACGATTTAATGAAAGAATTGGAAGACCTAGTCAACCAACAATTAAACGATGAGATTGAAGAAACATCTGCGTCTGACGTTAACCCTAACCCGGATGTGTATATAGAAATAGCAAACAACGACATTGACATTTCTCCGGGGTGCAAGCTTGTCAAGACAAGTATTGAAACGGATTGGGATTTAATGGTGCGAGACAAGCGAGGCACCGACAGAACCAATAACCTTGTGATCGGAATGCTTGAAGGACTAAGATTGGAAGCGCCTATTTTCAACAAAGCTCTTTCGTACTACCGCGAGACAATTGCCGGATGCACTAGTAAAGTTAAATTCAAAAACGCAATTATGTGTGCGTCGGTATTTGTAGTTTGCGGTACAAAGGGCGAAGAGGCGCATTTAATAAGTCATTTTGGTACAACAAAAACTAAGTATACGAAAGCGCTTGTGATGGTGAAGAAGACTATTGTCGAAGCAAGAGGTGTGCGCAAACGCGTGGACAATGAGCTGTATACGATATGCGTTGAGTTTGGGATAGAATCCGAGATGGACAAGATAAATGCGTACATGGATACATTGGAAGCGGATGATTTGATGTCCGAAAAGACTCGCAAGTGCACTCTGCTTTACATTTGGATGTTTCTAAACAAAAACATTATTCCGGATACCCAAAAGTTTAGTAAGGTGTGTGGCATATCATGGAAAACCATTTCGAGATTGATATACAGATACAGGTGTTTGATCGAAGGCCACGTAAAGGCGATCGTAAAGGAGTCCATTGGAAAGTTTGTCGACCACTACAACGAAGAGCCCGTGCCCGATGAAATAATAACGTTATTGACAAGACATTACATTAAAATCGACTTGTGTAAATTAAACGAGGTTAAACAAGTTGTAATATAAATCAAAATGGATATTGTATTAAAGACAAGTGATACTAAACAAGAAAAAACACATTTTACATCTTCAGTGATAGAACATGTTGAAGATACATTAGAGTTTTTATTGCGCTCATATGGCAATGTGCTGTACGTAAAAATCCACGACAACTCTATAGCTAGCTTTATTTTGTTTTCTGAACCCAGAATACAAAATTTAACTGTCAACCATAAGAACTTTAGCGTTGATAGGTTTTTGGTGGAGCCGTACAAACCAATCGATCCATCTTTGGTTGAATGGGCTCGGGTATTTTTTCAGATGCTATTAGACAGCCGCAAAGTAAACGATTGCGAGTTCTTCTTAAACCTTTTCAGGGAGACGCCAATGGCAACCAAGAACCGCTCCGTTGCTGATGGATACATTGAACACTTATTGGATTTCAACGCTAATATCAACCAGCATACTATACTTAGTTTCAATACATCTGAGCGGTATAAGGACATCCCCATTCCAAACTACGAAGACTTTGAAAGGTGTTTCTCAAATGAGTTTGGTATTGAAAATCTAAAAAGTATGAAATGGAATGACAAGGAGTCGGAGTTTTTATTCAGAGGTAGTCCTGTTTCAGAGCCCATCCAAACAGAAAGCGGGAGCTACATAACAAGGCGTATGCAAATCATTTCTCAAATCAAAACTTTAAGTTCCGCAAATGTTGGTTTAGTTCCTCAGTCCTTTGAATCGCTTACACCCGGATACGGCCCACAAGTAGTGATTGAAAATTCGGATGGCCCCGAGAAAGAGTTTGAATACCCATCAAAGTATAAGTATATATTTGCGCTGAACAGCATATGCCTTCCTTCCGAATTGACAACTCTATTGTTTACGGGGTCTTGTATTATACTCGAAGAATCAAATTGGAAGTGTTGGTTCAGCGACATGCTTGAGCCATTCGTTCACTACGTGCCATTGAATGTTGATAATGTAAAAGAGACGGTTAATTGGTGTGTCGACAACGAAAGCGAATGCGAAAAAATCGGATTGAACGCAAGATACTTTGCCGTAAACAACCTTAACAAAAACAAGGTGTTTGATTACATGCAGAACGTGTTGAATACAAAAGTAAACTCGGTGACATACCACGAGCAGCGCGTCCGCATCCAAATGCAAGAACAGCTTATTGCAATTGACAAACACTCGTTGTCGTTGCCATTCGAAGGATACGTAGATTACAAATACATTAATCGTAACTTTGATAGCAGTATATGGGCGTGGAACAAAGCATTGAGCGCATTGCCGGACATATCTGAATACTCAAATGCAATGCTGTACAAAAAAGATGACATTCCGTTCGGAGTAAACAATGCATTTGTAGGCCTAAGCGTCATTAACAACCTTTGCAAAGAAATTCCCAACTTTCTATACGTGTACGGTGGCTTTTTCAAAAACTCGGACACTTATCAAGTAAATGTCCAGAAAGTGCACAACGGGTTTACACTCGATCGATTGATAAAGCGGGGTGATGACATTACCGATATTATGATACAAATAATACTATCTCTTCAGATTGCTTACGAACGCTTTTGCTTTTCGCATGGAAACTTGGACCCCTCTAAGATAATAATACAACCACTTGACAAAACCAAAAAGCTAGTATACAGATTAGCGGACAAAACTTGGGCTATTGACGTAAACCGAGTAGCCATAATTAGCGATTACAGTAATTCAGTATGCCTATCCAACTTTGACGCTTCTAATTATAAACCGAAAAGAATGTTTATAGGAGATCCAAGAACAAACAATCTAAATGATATACTTCATGTGAAAGGAGATGCGGACGTTAAGTATCTAATTAAAAAGATTGGTAAAAAAGTGCAAACAAAGCTGGGTGGTTCGTCAACAACGGTAGAACAACAACAAGAAGAAAGCGTATCAGATCCCGTTTCGTTGATGAGCAGTATTGTGAAGCACTCGGATATAAAACGCAACAACATACGTTTCGGTATGGTTAACGACGCGTGCACCGAGCTTCCGGATGCAGGGAACGCAAGACTTGTATACGATAAAATCACAGGTGTAAAAAACGCAGATAGTGTTGTTGTCGACCGGGTATTAAACAACCCATTGCCAAAGGAAGACACAGCCGTTGGAAATGCAATTTTGCAATATGAAATCATCCAAACTTTGAAATCCAGCCTAATGAATTACAACGTAAAGTTTTCAGTGGATGTACTAACAACTGATAGATTGAATAAGTGTATTGATTTTGTAAAAAGTCAATACGATATATTGATGGTGGCAAACGGAGAGTCGGGTGAGATATACGCTTCAGGAGACGACGACCTTTGGGGGCTTAAAATGTATTTGCGTAAATACTTAGGACACTTTATGAAAACCAAAGTTGCAGCAATTATTACAGCCAATCTTAAAAAGCTAGCAGCGGTTACTATCAAACACGCGATAAAGCTGGGCGCCGAAAACACAAAAGAGTTTTATAGAGCTTACAAAACAGACGCAGAGTTATAATTATATTTTTACTTCAAGAGATTTATCTCTTGAAGTGAGTAAATGTACAGAGTATATAATAAATGTCAATACGCGAAAAACTAAAAAAGAAAGTACCGTTGATTATGTTTGAAATACTAGGTCTAGACGCAGTATTAGAATACCTCGATGAGTTCAAACCACTTCTGAAAGCACTTTCAATGTCAATGAAAACGTTTGAAGGGATGATGAACAAGTACATATCAATAACAACAAGTTTATTGGAAAAGGTAGATATGCTTACAAATGTAATAGAAAGAATTGCAAGTAAAATACCTGGTTTACCGGTGGCTGGAGGGATAGCAGGTAACATTGCCGGTGGCTTGACAGGCAGTCTTACAAAAATAATCAAACCTACGTAAAATAATAATAATTATTATGATGGATACATCATAATAATAATAATAATATTTAAATTAGCCCTATGGTTTTCAGTAGCGCTCTTTCGGATCCCATAAATGTGTTTACACGTAATCCAGTTTTGACGTTGTGTATTTTAGAAACGAGATCTTGTATCTCTTGAACAGTTACAGCGCTTATCGGTTGTGAGGAGGGAGCGGCTGCTTGTGGTGGCGGAGGAGGAGGAGGAAGTTTGGGAGCTACAATGGTATTATTATTACTAATGCCACTAATGTCTTCTGGTGAAGGACAAACTATTTGTTGCGGAATAGTATACGTACGTTGAGATTCGCCAAGAGGTGTCAATATAACATAGTGTAGTTTGTAAAGATACCCGAGAAACACTATATGTTCTGACTCATCCGTTTTTATTTCCACAATAGATTCTGTTCGCTCGTTAAGGATAACAAAGGTAGCCTTCAATGCAATATTCATTAGACGCATGGTTTCTTCGTCGCACCACTCACCGTTTTTTGCAAGTTTTTTCATAAACGCGTCGTCAAACTTGAAAAACTCGTCTTCGATATTACATTTGTTTACAAACTCAACCAGATACGCTCGCAGTTCTTTTGCAGTCATATTAAAGTACGACCCTACACTTGACAACATACAATTGCCATCGCCAGGCACATTTGTGACGGCAAATCCTTTTTCTTTTGCAAGCTCTGTAAACTTTTCCAAACGGTTATTGGATGAAAAGCTGTCGATAAACTTTCTATTGTTTATGGTCACAATTGTGTTACCTTTGGAAGAAGAAGTCACCGGTGGGTTAGGAGGAAAAGGTATTGCTACCGGAGACGGAGGTCTTTGTACGGGAGACGGAGGTCTTTGTACCGGAGACGGAGGATTTAGATTGTATTGCTTGCACGCGCTTAATATCTTACGGTACACAGCTCCATCGGTTTGGATCTTTCGATTGGTTGTCGGGTTTACGTTTTTGTTAGATAACCATGCAATGCATTCTTCTTTTGTATAACCGTCTGAGACACGATTATTCTTCTTCTTCTTTTTTTTGCTTTTTGGCATCGGAATAACAACAGTCTCGGCTCTCCCTCTGTCGTCGTCGTCTTCTCCGTCGTCTTCTCCGTCGTCTTCTCCGCCGTCTTCTCCGCCGTCGTCTTCTCCGTCTACAAGATTAAAGTTTACACAAGCTTTTTCTAGTTTCTTGTAAACACGCCCCCCAGCCTTTATCTTCCGAGTGGTCCTTGGATTGACAGTTTTATTGCGCATCCATTTGATACAGTGTTCTTTTGTAAACTCATTTTGAGGAACAGCAATAACCGGTCTGCCGTCGTTGTCGTCGTCATCCCTAGGATCTATTCTTAGGTTTGTAGCCTTAGGGCTTGTCTTTACCGCTTCAATATCATCGCAATCTTTTTCTAGTTTCTTATATGTTGGTCCACCCCTTTTGATGGGTCTATTGGTTTTAGGATTCTTAGTTGGATCCTCGTTAAACTTAATACAATCCTCTTCTGTAGTAGCCATTATTTATATTAATACCACAACTTTAATTACTCTGTATTCGTTTTTACACGAATAGCACACTTTTAATTTATAAAAATAAATTAAAAATAAATTCAAACGCTTTCGTAGCCGCTGTCACACCCGTTAGCGACAAGCACCATCAGACGCACTCTCTTTGGTCTATTGGTATCAGGTTGAACGCTAATGTAACGCTTTGGTGCTCTTTCCGGTTTGTAATAAACCAGTTCTTCTTCTCGTTGTCGGTTGACGTCTCCGATGTATTGCACATCCATGTTCTCATCAAAACAGTAATCGTCGTGATTGTAATGTTCCATATTACATAGCCGCATAAACATCCTTAACACAAGATAAATGTGAAGCCTAAAATATAAATTTTCTGATACTTATATAAAATGAGTGCATTTATTGACGATAACGGAAACTTTATTAAGTTCTACGGAACATCCATCCTCGCAGATATAAAAAACATAAAAGACTTGGACCCAATGCTATCAGTTGTCAAAAGCCTTCCGGGTGTAGTTCCGGTGAGCCGCATCTACTACAAAGTGTTTGATGTGTTTTCTCAAACACTTGCAACGCTTATCGGAGACAAGTGCCCAAGAGTGGATGAGTGGTATAAAGCCAATTCAGGGCAGTACTACCCGTACAGGCATATGCCTTATGATGTAATTTTAGATTCGCATTACGAAGCTAAAACGATACTTAGAGAAACGGTGCCGAAGGACTTTTATATTTACAAAAATATAGAAATAAAAGTTTATAATGGAAAGCTAATTCTTGCTTTTGACATTGACATCGTCCAGAAAAGGCAGCTAAAGGTGATTGTGTCGTCGTTAAATGACGTGTACGGTATAAAAAGAGGCATCACTAGGTACATAGTGCTCGGGTATTGCAAACCATCCTTTACATTTATACCGGACTCAAAACTAAATCTTTTGCAATCGCTAATTCCGAAAAGGCTTTACATTGGACACCCGGACGTGTACCATTACAGCAATATGAATACCTTTTTTCTATACTCTGATAGAATGTATTGAGAGAATATAAAATGTCTAATAACATGGCGCTAAAAAAATTAGAATCGGCAAAGTTCTTAAGACAGTTTACGGGGTCAGATAGAAAGCTTTTGGCATTTTCAATTGCTAAAGAAGGAGATGTCAGGGAAATAGCCGGGGCTATATGTAAGAACGACTTAGACTCATATGGGTTCGAGTCCAAGTGTTTTGATAAGTATAAGAAAGATGAGCATGCTTATTTGGACTTCCTGGAGTGTCCTCAAGTAGAAGAAGGTATGTTCCAGTGTTCCAAATGCAAAAGCAAAAAAATATTTACAATGTCTAAGCAAACTAGGAGCGGCGACGAAGCAATAACTGTGTTTGCCAGGTGCTCCGAGTGTAAAAATGGTTGGGTGATATAAATTTTTATTTAATACCAGATCTGGTATTAAATAAATGAGACTAGAAACGTTTGTCAGTAGAGTGGATAAAGTCGTGAACCCACTCGTTCAACTGGATGACACTGAAGTTGCATTGATCAACTGGAAGTCTAATCCCAGGTCTAAAATACCACACGGCAGTTATAACATTTTAATAGTGTACGATAATCTAAGTTTTATACTATTCACATTATTTTATAAACCGGGTCAAGATGATGGGTCCTGGCATGAAGTACCGAAAGAAAAATTAAAATGGACATCGATGGTGTACACAAACGAAATCAACCAGTCCCGACACTTTGCTTTGGTTCCAATGTCTAGGTTGAAGGGTAAGCGAACCAAAAAGCCAGTGGACGACAATCCAGATTTCTTTGAAGGCTGGCAATTTAGAATCGCTTTCAAAAAACACGACGAGCCAGAATATGGATTTTTCGAGGACCCCGATTTAGTTGTCGACGAAAACTTTTGCACCAACCAGTACGCGTACACAATAGGAGCTGTAAGAAACGCTGGAGCTAGCTGCGCTATTGACCCCGAGACCGGGAAACAAATGGATGTGTGCTTGAATTGGAGACGCACAGACAGCGTAGGCTCTTCATGCAGGGAAATAATTTCGTCGGACGACGAAAACAGATCTATAACTTCTTTTTGCGGTCAGCTGTCGGACGCTCAAGATTGCAAATGTGTAAGCAGAGCAAAAAGTGACGACTACAAAGTAAACAAACCTTTGAATCCAGATCACGATTATTGTTGGTACCCTCAATGTAGTTCAGGGGCTTATTTGCTAATGGATAAGGATAAAGAAATTAGGTGCGAATCCAAAAACTGTAGAGTCCAATATGTGAACACAGATGTTGGAGGAGCAGTGGATATTACCAACAACAAAACGGCTTTAGACTGTTTCAACACAACGGCGGATAACCCTTCTAAAAAACGTGATAGGCCAAAAAAAAGGAGCTCGTCGCCGTAACAACAGAGATAATATGACTTTGGTAATAGTTATATTAGCGGTGTCGATAATTTTTTTATTTTTTATCTTTAAATAAATAATGAGTTATTCAGATTCGCAAATTGTATTGTTTGACTTGGAGACAACCGGTTTAGATACCGACAACGATAGGATTATAGAGATATCCGCGTGCAGTCTTTTTAAAGACGACAAAGAAATAAGTTTCTTAGTAAACCCCGGGATGTCACTGCCGTCAGCTATCTCTAGACTCACTGGTATCACCGACGAGATGCTAATGGATAAACCTGTGTTTGGAGATATAATATCCGAGTTTTTTGGCTTTTGTTGCGGAGACAACAACAACAACAACAAGGAGGTGATGTTGATAGCACATAATAACTTTGCATTTGATAAGTTATTTTTGGAGAATGAATGCAAGCGCGCAGGTATTGAAATACCGACCAACATAACATTTATAGACTCTTTAAACTTTTTCAGAAACCTTATGCCCAAAATCAAAAGCCATTCACTCTCGTATTTGTGCAGCCACTTTGAGTTGAGACACCCCGGCTCGCACCGAGCCCTTGCGGACGCCAAAGCTCTGAAGGGGTTGATTTTGAAGGCGCTTCAAGAGATGCCTCTGGATGACTTTATTAAAATGGCAAAACACAAGCCAAAACTAATGCCTTTTGGGAAATACAAAGGGATGCCTATCAACAGTCTTCCAAAAGAGTACAAGAACTGGTTACGACATGTAAAGATTACATCAGTGTAGATGATGATGATGATGATGATGATGGTAAATTTTTAATTAAATTTTTAAGCAAAAATTTAATTTATTATTTAAAATACTTATTACATTACACCGTGTTTGGTGTATGCGGAGTTGGTCTTTTTGTAAGGGATAATGTTTTTGGAATCAAGCTCGTTCCTTAGACAAGCTCGAATGTGCTCTTTAGTGAATTGAGGTATCGGCAGTATTCTATCAAACACTCCTATCTTGAATAGCATAAAAGTGGGTGTCTGAGATATATCAACAAAGTCTTTGAATATCCCGAGTGCTCGGAATTGGGTGTGAGTGTTGAGCAACGCAAAGGATATCTGCGGGAATATATCTGGTATAAACGCAAGAGCGTCTTTAGCTTTTTTACATGCGACACACACGGGTGACACTACAATTACCAGTACGAGGTTGTCTCTATTGGAAAGCATTAGTCTGTTTTTGTCGATACTAAAATCATTTGACGTCAAGTACATAAACATATTTATTATTATCCCTTTTGATAAAAAATGATTGATGCAAATTAAGCAGTATTAAAAGTTAGTTATATACCTCTGTATACTACATTAAAATGAACAGAATTATCATGGAAGAAAATTACTACGATAGAAACTTTGATTACTCAGACTACACTTCTGATTCTGAGTATGAATCTGACGATTGCTACGAAGAAGAAGATCATAATGTTCCAATGCCATTAGACTATGGCTGCTTTTTGGAATGGGAAAGCAAAGATCCTTGGAAATCAGTAAAGAAAGAAGAAGAAGACGAAGAAAAAAATAAAGAGTATTCCAAATGGTCTTCAACCGCTAAGTCGTCTATTATTGAATTGTACAATGATGGAGACAGAGCGTACAGACCATTTGGATACCTTGGATGCGATTTAGTAACTGCAAACAAAGGTGTCAATTCGGGAATACATGTGTGGGAGTTCAATTGGAATATAACTCAAAGAGGTGAGTTTTGTCCTCAAATTGGAATAGTGTATGGAAACCTTGAGAATCAAGAGTTGGAATACACTAGACTAAGCGAGTTATTACTTGAGACAAACGGTTGTTTTTGGAATCTGCAAACCAATGATATGACTATTACGCATCCAAAGTTTATGATGCAGTATGCCTATAGACGGCGCGAATACTATGCTCCTTCAAAAATAATTATGATTTTGGATTTAATTTCATTTAAAATGTCTTTTATTTGCAGAGGCAAGTACATAGAGCATGTTCCAATTGACTTTCTGCGATATAAAAATAAAAAGAAAGTAACACCTACTGTTTACCCAGCTGTAAGTATGACATCATCCGGAACGGTACGCATAAAACATTTGCAATCGATTGAAACCATTTCCCCCCAGCCTCTTTTTAAACTTGCGGCTCAAGAGTGCGTAAGAAATTTCAATCCCAAAGATCTCAAAGATAATGTTGTTCCCAAAAGTGTAAAAGACACTCTTGTAATGTATAGTGAGTGGGGTTTCTAAGAAGAGAAAAGTAGATAAGTAAAAAGGTAAGTACACAACAATTTAATATTTTTAAATCCAATTTGGATTTAAAAAACATATTTATTAGCCGAGTCCAAAACGTCTTTGAAAGTCCTAGATTTGGCGTCAAAGCGAACAGACTTTTTAGAAGTTGGTAAAATAACACCGTAATCGGGAAACCCTTCAAACCCAGGTATAATTTTTTCAAAAAGATTTTCACACTCTCGCTCGCCTTCTACTTCTCCGTCTGCTTTTATAGCTGCGAATATTAAATTTCGGTTGCTATTCATGCTCGCGGCTTTTACGTATTCTGGAAAAGCAACTTTACAGAATCCGCACCAGGAAGCGTATATCATCACAATAATAGTTTTGTTTCCGTGCCATGCTAATAGGTTGCCGTCGCAATCAAAATCTTTACGCCTCAAATGAATTACTGTTTTATGCATGCGCGTTTATATACTACAACATTTTTATTGTACTTTTTGATGCTTATTGGTTCGGTAAGCTCCATAATAGAATTTGCCAAACAAGTACAAATACATTATGCATTGGTACATACTGAACAGTGAAAAGTAAAAGTATCTCGGGTTGGATTGACATGTGAGCAGCACCGATGTCATTATCATCAACAGTAGAAACTGGGCTAGTTGTACCAGAGTCACTAACTTTTTCCAAAACGGCTTATACCCTAATGAAGTTAGAAAGTAGTATGAGTACATAATCACATGCACTGTACAGTTTATGGCTGCGTATACTAAGCTTTGCTCGGTGTGTAGGATTCTAAAAACCAAAAAGGCAATGAGCATAGTCGTCGAGTGATGGTACACGTGTAGAAAAGATACGTGTGCTGTTTTCTTTTGCAGAATAAAGAATATGGTATCGAAAAAGTCACTGACCTTTAAAAGGCACCAAAGGTATCCCAAAAACACAAAGCGTTGTTTGGTATACGCGTCTTGTTCTTGGTACCCGCACAAATTATCTAGAGAGTTGAATATAAATTGCTTGTCCAAAAAGGCATAGTACACTATCAATCCGTTCATTGCTATCTGTATTAGGTTGTATAATGGTATCACCTTTTTGATTAGTTTTACCGGTTCTCTGTTTTTCATAAAGTCGGGTCCTATTTTAAGCACAACACCCAAGTATATCACCATAAGCGCTGGTAGTTGCCAAAGCGATAGCGCCATCGGAAACGCTTTATAAAGATTCGGGTCCCCGAAAAAGATTTTAGTAGTAGTAGTGTTATTCATTTTATTTATTACAGACACACTCTTTTTGATTGCGACTTTTGTATAGCCCAACGGTAGTTTGACAGCAATTGAAATCAAGTGAAATTAAAGAGATATCTAGTATACTTACATATACATACATAATGGATATTGTTAAAAAATTCTTTGAAACTTACGGAGTAGCACGTCATCAATTCGATACGTTCCACGATTTCGTTTACAACGGAATCCAAAACGTTATCGACGACGAACCAAACATCTATACAAGTTCCGGAATGGAGGTGTCTTTCAATAATGTGCGCATCGAAAAACCTCACATTATCAACAACAGGACCAAGATACCTCTGTATCCGGCAATGGCTCGTGAAAAGTCGTTAACTTACGAGTTTGGAGTAGTGGTGGACGCAATCCAAGATGTCGATGGCAACCGCACGGTCACGCCTATCCAACTATGCACTATACCTGCAATGGTTGGTTCAGCTGTGTGCAATTTGTACAACACCACGGATCAAGAACGCGTCCAGCACGGAGAAGTAATGGGAGATTTAGGGGGGTATTTTATAATCAACGGGAAGCAGCGTATCATCACCGGTCAAACTAGGAAGACATACAACCGTTTCATATGCACTAAAAATATAGATAATGTTTATGTATGTGAAATGAGGTCTTGTTGCGAAGAAACATCAAAGTCGTCCCAGATACAGATCAAGTACAATAAGAAAGGTAAGATTGAAATGTTTATTGATAAAGTTTCCGTATCAATTGGAGATGTGTTCAAACATCTTGGAGCTCTAGATGATCTTGAAGACTTGATTGGAGACGATGATATTTTTATAGAAGAAGTAAACTACTTGATTCGCAAAAGTGTGACCGGCGATAAAATAGACGTAACCCAATTGTTCCATCACATGGGGTATGCAAGCGATAGATACAAAGCTATATATCTTGGAAAGATGGTTCGCAAGCTTGCGCTTTGCGAAATTGGAGTTTTGAATGAAGAGTTCAAAAGTAGTTTGGGTTACAAGCGGGTAGATATGGTTGGAGTGTTATGCAAAGACCTTTTCAAAATGCTTTGGAAGCAGTTTATCAAATCGTTGGCTAAGGAGATTGAAAAAAGAAAGATTGGATCCATCATACCGATCATTAACATCAAAAAGAAAAACATTCGTATCAACTTTTATTACTGCTTCTCGTCCGGTACATGGGGTATAAAGAAAAATAGTTACAAAAAGACGGGCGTTTCCGAATTCATACAATACAAAGCAAGCGCGCTTGCCAATATGGCAGTCTTGCGTAAGTTTAATATCCCGGTTGGTAAAAAAGATAAAAACATTAACATCCGACACTTGCATCCGTCAAGCGCATTCTATATATGTCCTTTCGAAACACCCGAAGGCGCATCCGTAGGCACAAGACTCACTCTTGCCGCGCTTTCGTCCGTATCTAATCCAATGTCTGTCGTATTGCTTAAAGAAATATTAGAGTCCCGAATGATATACGACACGGATGTAAATGGGGAGTACGTGGTTCTTATAAATGGTAGTATAGTGGGGTCAACCAGTAACAAAGATGCATTGATTTCAAACTTTGAAGATATGAGGTTGTCCGACGAAATACGCAAAGACGTTTCCATATTTGCATGCACCGAACTAAAGATGGTTGAAATATGGTGCGACTCGAGCAGATTCATACGCCCGCTATTAGTTCCATCGAGGTATAGTTTAATCAAAGACAGAATGACCATTGTAGAGATGGAAGAAAAAGGCATTGTAGTTTACAGAGACCCGATGGAGCTTGAAACAAAATACGTATCCGTTTCAGAACCTAGAGATCCAGCCGCCGACTTTTGGGAAATAGACCCTTCTTGCATTATGGGATTGGTAGCCGGTCAGATTGTATTTTCCAACCACACTCAATCTCCAAGAGTGTGCTACATGAGTAACATGATAAAACAAGCAATAGGAGTGCTTCCCGCACTCGGTAAAGTCACGGATTCAACCCATTATTCATTGGACTATGTCCAAAAACCATTGAACACTACACGGTTGGCCGATATAATTCAAAGCAACGACTGCCCAAACGGTATAAACGCTATAGTTGCAATTGCGTGTTATACTGGTTATAATCAAGAAGATTCTGTTATACTGAATAAAGGGTCTATAGATAGAGGTTTGTTTACAGCTTCTGTAAAGCGCACGGTCATCACCGAAATCAAAACGCATACTGCTCTTGAAGAAGTAATATGCTTGCCTCCGGAAAATGTAAGACTGTCTAAGGATTATTCAAAATTAGACGAAAACGGATTAGCAAAAATTGGATCAAAAGTAAATAAAGGAGATGTGTTAATTGGAAAGATAGTACGAAGCAGAAATGCGACCACTGAAGGAACCGTGTCTCGTATAGAAGATAGAAGCGTGTGTGCAAAAGCAACCGAGGAAGGTACAGTTGAGTCTGTTGTCCAACACCACAATGTTGTAAAAGTTACCATATCCCAAACAAAAATTCCTGAAATAGGCGACAAGTTTTGTAGTGGTATGGCTCAAAAAGGTACATGCGGGATGATACTTCCAGAGTGCGATATGCCTTTTACATCGTCTGGTATGTGTCCTGATATCATCATAAACCCTCATTGTATGCCAAGTCGAATGACAATTAATCAAATAATGAGTTGTATATGCTCAAAGGCCCGATGCGTATCCGGAGACTCAAAGTATGCAAACGGGAGTCCATTCCAAGGCACGCAGATTATAGACGAGGCAAGTCAACAACTAGTTGACAGAGGATTTAGTTTCGATGGTACCGAAGTAATGTATAATGGTATGACGGGCGAACGAATGAAAGCTAGAATATTCATGGGACCTGTGTATTACCACCGCTTGACGCATTTGGTATCGAATAAGATATTTGCGTATACAAATACAAATGTAAAGAACAAGTTGACACGCCAACCTTTGAATGGTAGATCAAATGATGGAGGGCTTAGAATTGGAGAGATGGAAAAAGATTGCTTGCTCAGACACGGCATTGTCAAGTTTACAAACGAACGGTTGATGGATTTGTCGGACAAGTACACTCTCCAAATGTGCAACGCATGCAAGGATTACAACCACGTTGTAAAGATTAACAAAAGCAATTACATATGCAACAAATGCAAGTCATTGGATATATCAACCATTGGCCTTCCGTATGCATCCAAGTTGCTTACTCAAGAACTGGAAGCAATGGGATTGAACGTAAACATAGAGGTGTAGAGTAGGTAGGGGATATTATTATTATTATTTTTAAATTATTATGAGTTTCATAATAATTTATCTCTACACGCACACATCGTCTATTAAGTCTGACATGTTTGTAAACGGAAACGAGTTGTACTTGTCTATTACGTCTACAATGTCCTTGCGCAACGGTTTTATATAAATCTCAAAAAACTGTTTGTTTTTATGCCAAGCTTTTTTCAATCTTTCGGCTTGTCTGTTCGATAACGTTGGCGGTATATACTGGTCGGTCATGTTTGCGATATCTAAACTTCTCAGTGATTGCAATACCCGAGACATGTAATACTTTGCGTACCGAACATAGCAAGCTATCATCTCTTCAAAGTCTGGTTCGGTCGGTGGCGTAAGTCTAAAGTGTCGGTCAATGTATCTAAGGTTGTTTTCAAAGTTGGATAAAAAGTATCTTGTGTAGCCATGACAGATTTGTATGGAGTTGTTAATTCTATTTGCCTTGCTGATTGCAGTTTTGAAATCCGTTTCAAAAATTATTTTATGTTTGATAACTATATCGCATACAGGACATTGGATAGGTTCGTTTGTATGATACGCAATTGCTTTGCTGTCCGAAACAAACCTGTTCAGGCACTTAGAGCATCCTGCATGCTTGCAATCTTTCGAAAGCGTAAATACTGTTTCGTCTACGCAGCCACACATGTTACACTTGGTGCGGTCAACGCTTTTTCTAAAAGCCAGCCGATTAACTTCCATAAACTTGTTGTTGATATTATTATATGCCGAAAACATTTTATATAGAACACAATGACTTTTAATAGACAGTGCGCGGTACTGGTTTTGAAAATATGTTTTATATATAAAACAAGCTAAATGGATTATGAAAAAGGAGCACCTAAAAACCTCGTTCAGTTCAGCGAGTACAACGACTTGGCGTTTACTGACACTGGTGTGGCAATAAATGACAATTCAAGGCCCAGTCGAAACGTATTATGGAGTAGTGATAAGATTGAAAGACGGCTTGCTGAAATAGCCGGTAACGGGCACATGGGAGGTTCGGGACACGGTAGTCTATTAGATGGTGGTAATGAGGTATACCACAGAATATACAGGCGAAAGATATACAGATTGCTAAGACCGTCATGGTGGTTAAGCTTTGTGATTCCAAGCAGACAGCACTATTGTGACAAGTGCTGCAACTATTTAGAACACACATGGTCGACCGTATGGAATGACGACCCCAAGCTTGCTCACACAAAATGCCATTCTGGTAAGTGCGCCGGGTCACGCCCTCAACAACCACCGCAGTCGATGCTACCGAAAAGCAAATAATTTTTATAATATTGTATATTATAAACAATGTATTCTGTATTAAGTTTTGTACCAGCCCAAGGGGCGACAAGTGATAGCAATGGAGTGTACGGTTATGTTGCCGTAAAAGGATGGACACGTACCCCAAGCGAAGCTGACGAGCTTCGCACCGAATTTATCGTTACAGGTGATGGAACCGAGTCGATAAATGTTGTATTTGGAGACCAGTTCATAGAATGCACCGGAAGCGAAGTGTCTACGTCTTATCCTCCTGAATTTATCAAACAACAAATCAGGGTCAATGTTGAAATTATCGAATATCTTAGCGAAAACGTCAAACGTCTCCGGTCAGAATTGGATAAACCTTTTGCGGATGGTGAGTTTGTCGAAGAAGAAGATGGGTTATACGGAGAAAGCGTGTCTGCAAATCAAGACTTTGATGAAGCTGCTGCCAAAGAAGGGTTTGAGTCTGTAAAGGATGAGTTATTGGAAAAAGTTTCCAAGACCGATGGCAGCAGTAGTGACGACGACGACACCGAATTGATCCGTTAAGAATATAATTATATTATATTAACCTAGCAATGGATGATGATGGAGCACCTGTTCACGATGTAATAATGCCAATTCCCGAGACACCCAAAAGAGGTCGTAAGCGAACATACTCAGAAATGATGAATGGATATTAGATATACACAAATATTAATGCTAAATTAGCATTAATATAATAATATAATATTAAATATAAAATTTAGGGTCCACTAACACGTCGCACTTATGCGTTCCCAACTTTGGCTTCTTACCGCATATTATAGCAGATGAGATGCTTTTAAATTTTTCGACCTCTTCAAACTTGCAAGCCTTTAAGAATGTTTCAAAGCTTTCTTCAAAACTGGCTTTAGCAAGAGGAGATGTTGTGTTGCGCATAGTGTATCTTGTCAACGGTTCTATGCTGCCGCTTTTAGTCATCCGAGTGGCCAATATTTTAAAATGGCACTTGTCGACTCCTTGTACCAACCGTTCGCAATTCTTTACAATCACTTCTTGAGCTGCAAGTATTCCAAAGTGAGTATACATATCGTTTATAGAGGTTGACGATACGCGATTTAGATTGTAGATATGCGAGTAGGGTATAAACAGGTCTATGCCACTGCAAAGACACTCGATGTACCACTCTCCCGTATTGGTGTTTTCTAAATATATATGAGACTCTACGCCTTCAATACCTGTAACATTTAGATTCCTAAGTTTGTGTATAAACTCAAACATGTTTTCGGAAAACTTAATGTATACCGGTAACACGGTTGCGTCTTCGTCAAGCATACTGAAAGGCATGGCATACGCTTTAGTTTGCGGAATAGATTCGATCTTGTCCACAATCATAGACGTTGTGATGCGATACTGGAATATTTTTTCTAAAGAGCAATCTATTCGTATTATGTCATCTATATCGTAGTCGCTGAATGGAATAAAACGTTTGTCGACCCCGTCAAACGAAAGGTTTTTGTATTCTATTTTTTGAATCAAGTCCTTGCAAGTGACGTGCTCAAGATGAGTTATGGTTGCGTCCCGGAGCTCTCTCAGGTTCTTGGGCTTCGAATTCAAATAAAGGGATAGTACAAAATACTTTCTTACTTCCTTCTTTTTGATTTTGGAAGCATTAATAATATTTTGCAACGAGTCTATTTGAGAGGTAGAGCCCGTATCCAAGCCGGCGGAATGAAAGTTGTTAAGGGACGATTGAGTTGTGCGTTCGCCAATACACTGACCGCATACAATACCGACGCTTTCGCCTGGTTGAATGAGAGAGTCCATGTAGGTTTTCTTGACAATGCCTTTAAGCGTTTCGAAAGCGGTCTCTTTTATTTGCTTGCCTACTATTTGCTTTTTCAAAAACGCTTTTTGCTTTGCAATAATAACATCTTCGCATTCAATTGGAACCCCGGGCCGAGGTTTAATGAAAGACAACATATCTTCCGCTACTTTATCATCAATAGTAATCATAGTCATATTTGCTTCTATATGTGTTATTTTAACCTTGCTTGTTTTTAATCACATCAGTTTTATTATAATAAATGGAACTGAAAACAATACGAGACGAAGGAGATATACCTTTTGGTCCAATTAGCAACGGATACAAGACTTCGATAGTCATCGACAACCAAAAATGGACATCGGTCATCGATTACATTTCGACAGTGCATGGCAAAAGGTACTGTGTCGACAAACCTTATTACAAAACCGTGCCTGCTATTTGGGACTCTCTTGAAAAGGAAAATATAAATAAAGCAATACAGATAGGAATAGACGTGCGTTCAAAAATAGATCCTGAGTTTGAAGGTTCACTATTGAGTTCAGGCACCAAGCCAATACTATACAAATCTTCGAACGCATACTTGGGAAGCGGAAGCGATGGACGGGAAGGAGAAAACGTTTATGGTAAGTGGTTGACAAGCTACCGCAATGTGATAATACAAAACAACCCCGGTACATATTACGAAGCCTACATACTAAATAGGTTTTTGAATATCGCAATAGAGTATGAACCTTTGCATCAGTACCTTGATATGGCAAGAAGCGGGGCTGGTCTAAGGTATCTTAACAGCACACTGTATGGAAAGTATTCCAAGCTTGTGGACATACCTCAAAAGTCGGTGATTGAAAACATACGAGCGATGAGCAAGCAAGAGTTTAATTACAACCCTGAAGAAATAATACTTAACGTGATGAAAAAGCGGACAAGGTCGATCCAAACTAACAATTTACGCACCTACAAATATAAAGTGTTTGTTAACTTTGTGCAACACGTGATACGCAAATACGGTATAGATTATTACGCTCCCAAATTTGCAAAGGAATTGGACGCATACGAGCGGGACGTAATGATTGAAAATGTTTACGACTTTTGGATTTCGGATCACAGAGGCGTTCCGGATCTGTATATACCAAGCGACGAAGACGTAAGGTTTGCCGAATCGGAAACGATGAGAGGTATAATAAATCCACTTCCAGAGTCCGAAAGGTATTCCATTGTGGACGAGGACGCCAGTAGACTAAGTATAAAATCCGATAAAGTGCCTTTGGACATAGAAGGGTTAGTGTTTCCAAGTATATACCACTATATGATATTCAGCGTCGCCAAGCTAATAGAAGGAGTGGACCCTTACTCCTTTGTCAGAAACAGCCGCAATAACTTATTTTTCAGCCCCAACGATTCCAAACGGATACTGGACGAGCAAATTGCAAACTATAAAGATTTTCTTTTTGGGAAGCCAAGACTCGAGGTTGCAATCAATGCAAAGTTTTTGCAGCACGACTACATGAAGGAATTGTTAAAAATGTGCGGTGGTGTCAGAGTGATGGATTATATGCAGACCGAGTCGTCGCGCATAATAAATACTATCTACGGTAATATAGAATGGGAGCCTTTGTTTTTCAAGCGCGGCAATGTACTCGACCATCTAGACACCGACGACTTTATGGTTTTTTTACAAGCAGATATGGTCGAATCCTTTTTGAATATTCTGAATACCGTTAGCCCTAACGACACGTCCGACGAAAAGGTCGTTTGCGTTTACAACGAATTTTTTGATAACATACCAGGTGTTTATCGAAACATCAACCGTGAATACAATGCTGCTGTAGCTGACAATGGCGCCTTTGAAACAATGTGCCGCAACATTGACGCCAATCTTAGTTCGAAATCGTGTGCTTTCCTCAAAAGTAGATTTGTAAGTCGTATTAACGCAGCACAGTCTATGGTTCAAAAAGTATTCAAACTTAACAAAACACCGATTGAAGAAGTGCCTTTATTTTTGACAAAGTTTTTGATAATAGAGATGCGTGCTAAAATCGCAGACGGTGTTTTTATAAACCCTGCTATAAGGTACAGCCGAGCGCATTCAAAAGAAGAACTAGCAATGGCCAATGTCATTCAAAAAATATGCACGTGCAACAATAACAAAGTGCTTAGCTACGAAAACGTTGAACGGGCGTACCACTTGCTAACAGATATGTCTACAAGTAGAATTATAATAGCACCCAAAGACACAGTAGAGGTGGACGGAGGCGATGATGACAACAACCGAACCGCCATAGTTGTTGGAGACAATGATTATGTTCCCACTGGAGAAAACGCTATAATCGATGAGGTGTACGATGAAGCGGATGATGACCCTGAAGGTAGAGAGGTTGGGTATGGAGACGACGAAGGCAACGAAGACGAAGACGACGATGACAATTATGATTACCTCAACGACCAAATGTACGCGGGTGGATTTAGAAATAATAGGGTGGACGCCACTACACTTGCAAATAAAATCTTATTCAAACTGATTCCTAAAGAACCAAAAGGTGTTTTGAGAAGACACTTGAAGAGGCGTGTAATAGACCTAAGCAAAAGCAAAAGCCGTAACGCTTTCCGTGTTAATTTGTGGCAGTAGAGTAATTGAAGTGTGTTTAGAGAAAACCAGAGTATTGTATATATATTAATAAATATGCAATCAACTAAAGCAATGAAAGTTAAATATACACCAATCGCTCAATTCTTAAAGAGCACAACGTTGTGTAGCAACGGGCGGTTCTGCAAGGTAGAAAACTGTCCATACTTACACAACGTGAAAACACGAATGTGTAAATTTGGACCAAACTGCAGACGCATTGAAAAGTGTTCGTTTGCACACAAAGAATCTGAAATATACGTCCCAGAGTGTCGTTTCGGTAGCAACTGTAAGAAAGAAGACTGCGCTTACAAACACCCAGTCCCATTTAATGTTCCCTCCGAAGACAAAGAAAATATACCCGTGCCTACATTTAAATTGAACAAGTGTTTGTTCCCAACAGTCAAAAAAACAGATGACCAAAACATTCCTACCAAACCAACTAACGTCCTCGACTATAGCGATATTAAAGTTATAATCCCGGAAGTAGATTCTATTACCCTTAGCGGCGAGGACATTTTAGAACAATACACACTTGTCAAAAAGTACAACAAGATGACAATTGTATTGTAAGCTTCTCACCCCCTTTATTATTTTTAAAGCCATTTATGGCTTTAAAAAATATTAGAAGCAAGTACAGTATAGTCTGGTACTTGGTAAGCGCTTAAGTTGAAAATGTAAGTTGCAAACTTGTACAAGCCTGGGTATCGATTAAGTTTGTAGGTTTGCATAGTGACGGGTTCTTTGTCAAGCACTCTTTTTACAAAACGGCTTTTAGCTTCGGCAGTTTTTGTAACGTCGCCGCTGAAACTGTGCCATGGCAGTTTTTGAATTCGATGTAATATTGCAAACAGCAAAGACTCCAAATCGTTTCTGTACGTGTGCACCCCTCGATGAGCAAACAACCCCATGTATAAAGTGGTGCCCATTACAGTTGGCTTTGCACCATCGCGACCTCCTACAAACTTGTAAGATATTCCAAAGTCAACAAATACTACTTCTCCGTTCAGCCGTTGCATTATATTTTCAAACTTTACATCTCCATGAGAGTATCCCATCTTAGCTATTTCTCCCAACCCGATAATTATATCGGGCACCTTTTTCATTATTGTTGTCATTCTAGACAGCCGTTCCAAAACCAAATAGCATGTATCGCCCTGGTATCCGTAATCGTATACAATGGGTATATACTTGCTTTTGTTGCTTTTGTAAAACTTTATTTCGCTATACATACCGGCAACGCGGTTAGTCTTGGGTTCTATTTTTATCGCAAGTGGTATATCTACGTACCTGCATTCAAACACCTCGCCGTAGCCGCCCTTTCCCAACCGCCTTCCGACAAGCCATTTGTTGTTTATAATTCTTTTTGAGCTGTGTGACGCGCAGCCAACCTTTCCGCAAACACTCCCTTTGCAAGCTCCTTTCTTGTATATGTATTCGCAGCAGTGCATTTTGCAGACGTTTATATAATATATAACTAATCCGAATTATACCTCTATCTAAATAGTTTTACAAGCGCGTCATAGTTTGGCTTTTCATGCACATCCAAGTCGGTAACCATGTACGCAAACACATGCAGCCTACTTATACTGTCCAGCTTATACTCTTTCATCACCTTCGGGTCTTCGTCGCGTATCTTCATAATAAAGTCCCTCTTTTGCTGTTCAACCTTTTTCAACTGCGCAAACGTTTTACTTGAAGACCATGGTAGCTTGTTTACCAAATTCAGTATGCTGTACAGCAGAGACTCCAAATCGTTTGCGTACGTGATTACACCGTTGTGCGCGTACACACTCATGTATAACAAAGTACCGGAAATCTTTTTGGGATCGGGGCTGTATTTGGTGGGGTCAATCTTCCAACTGATTCCAAAATCAACAAACACCGTTTCTCCGTTTTCGCGCTGCATCAAGTTGTCAAACTTAACGTCTCCATGCGTCCGGTTCATATCTGCAAACGTTTCGAGACCTCTAATAATATCCGGAAGCTTTTCGTACGAAAACACAAAAGGTTTCAAAGTCTCCATTACCAAGTACCTCAGTCCATCCTTCACCGCGTAATCGTACACCACGGGGATATATTTGTTTTTGTAATTTTTCACTTGTCTGTAGAAATGCGTTTCGATAAACAGCCCACTCGAAGAAGCCGTTTCAATCTTTATTGCTTTGGGAGCCGAGTATGGGTCTTTTATGTCAAAACACTCAAACACTTGACCGAACCCTCCTTGGCCGTACGACCTACCCAAAACCCATTGCTTTATTTGTTGGGGGATAACTATGTTTGTGTTCATTATTTTCTTTGTGACCTTCGGTACTTCAAACGGCAGGCCATCGACCTTTACCATATTCTTGGATGCGCCGGTTGGTTGAGGAGCGGGTTTGGTCTTGATGGAGTTTGTAAGGTTTACACTTTGCTGGGCGCCAGATAAAGATTTATAGTCGGCGCAGCTTTTTACAAGCTCTTTGTATATCTTAAGGTTTGGACGGATCGGTTTGTTATCGATCGGGTTTACATTTTTATTTTTGAGCCACTTTTTGCAAATCTTCTTTAGCTCCTTCTTAGATAGTTTTATGGTTGACACGTCACCGTCATATGACGCGTCTGATTCTGCCGCCGCCGCCGAAGCAGAAGCGGAAGCGGAAGCGGAAGCAGAAGACGGTGGAAGCGAATCACAAGCTTTATCTAAATCTTTATACACTTTCCCCGTCTGTTTTATTTTGCGGCGTGTCAACGGATTGACATTTGGGTTGCGTCGAAACTCTTTGCAGTCGTCTCTTGACACTTTAAAGTTAACTTTCCTGGCCGGCGGGCTCTTTTTCTTATTTCTTCTATTGTTTGACGACCGTACAACGGCGTTTGAAGACCGCACAACATTGTTACGTGCAGGGCTCTTACCGACATTTGCACATACTTCTGCCAAAGCGTTCCGGACCGCATTAGTGATTGGTTTACCGGTGAACGGATTGGTGTCGTTGTCATCAACCCACTTCTTGCAATAAGGGTACAAGTGCTGCCTACATAGGTTGTTGTAGATTATTCGCTTACCACATGTAGTCCCTTTGTAATTGCCTTTCTTGAAAATATATTTGCATGTAGTTGTCATTTAATATATACAAGGATGTTAAGATTAGAATATTACTTAATATACTATGAATATTATATGGGAACTCGATGAACTTATTTTCAAAGATGCAAATCTATTTGAGATAACAAAAGCAAGACAAACTGGACTCTTCTGTTTCTCCACGCGGTTTATACTCGGCAAGTACATGTTGCTCACGCTCGATGAAAAACAACACTTGCTCGATATATACGGCCCGACAGTTACTTTGGGGGACCACCCATAAGATATTATAATTGATTAATAAAAAAGAGCGTTGTAATTAAGAGTATATATGTACACGCATAAAGTACAAAAATGTCTTACGGCTACGTTTATATTGCAAAGTATAATGGAGCTGCCAATACCTATCTTATTGGCGCGTCTCCAATCCATTTGCTTGAAGATCAAATAAAGCAGCTTAATGTTATACAAGAAGAGTACGCTGTAGTTGAAATTTTCGGGTCAGTTGATTTTGTAAAGCATAAACTAACTTTGGAAAAGTATCTAGCTCGCTTCGAATCCACCGCTGGTATGTTTTTCAAAAATAAAGTTTTCAAAGTTAGTATTGAGCACATTAAAGATGTCTACGATACTATTTCGTCCGATTTTTGGGTCGACTTAATTGTTTCGGTAGCCAATAGTGCAGATTTAAAATGGATTCCTTGGATTGGTATGTTTGAAGTTAATAATAGCAAGCGTATACAATACAGAGATATGAAGCGAGTATTAATGTCGTGGTTAGCTGACTACGATACATTTGGTATATTGAAATCAAAGTCTGACTTTTTTTGGGCCCACCGAATCGAAATTTTACAAAACACTTTTGAAGTAGATGTTGGAGACATGTTACAACGTATGGAAATAGCTTAGTAGATATATAAATATAATGAAATATAAAAGTCCGTCTGTCCGTAATCAAGATTTGTTTAAATCAGTATGTAGGTATTACATACATACATACTATAAAAATGTTGAAAAGGTGGTTAAACGTATCTGAAAAAACAAGCGAGGTATTTGTTTCTATTGACATAGGCATAAGAAACTTTGGTTTGTACATTGTCGACTCCGAAACCCACAACCCGTTAGTGATGGACAATTTAAATTTGCTACCGTACTCGGTTGGAACGCTTACAAGTGTTTTAGATAACGTACTTGAAAAAATGGATGTCAAAAAGGTTTTGGTTGAGCAACAGATGCCGACCAATGCCAAAGCAAAAGAGGTTTTCTATCACCTGCAAATGTATATTCATATGAAGTATCCAAAGTGCGAGTTTGTAGTTTGTAGTGCCCGGTCTAAAGGCATTGGAAAATGCAAAACCTACAAAGATAGGAAATGCGCATCTGTCGAATTAGCATCGGCCTATTTTAAATCCAAAGACCACACCTCTTATTTTTTGAAACTTAAAGAGTCATATAAAGCCGATGACATGGCAGATGCCGTGTGTCAGCTGTTGAATCATTTAAAAATTTGGTAACTTTTATATTATAAATGTTGTTCATGAACCATTATAAAAGATGTCGCAAGGACAGACGTCTTGTATACATTTTTCAATCGACATATGAAATCAAAAAAAATTTCAAAATAAACAAACACAAAGTAGCTATACTTTTCCCTAAGGAAAGAGTAGCCGTAGAGTTTGGAGAGTATGACAACTCTTCAAAAAGGATAATGGAGTTGGAAAAATCAGGTCTACACGTATTTAATATCCCGGATAACGAGGACGTTTTTAGCGCTGCCAGCAGGCTATTGTACATTTTAAAATCCGTGTAATAAATTTTTATTATTACTATAAACAATGTTTGTAGTAATTATTATTGCATCTATATTAATATACTTACTATTTTTGCACGGAGAAGAAACTAATAAAGGAGGGCGTTCATTTGGCGGAGGAGGAAACTATAACCCAATACCCGGTCCAAGCGGTGTAAACCCATCGCCTCAAGAAGAGGAACAAGAAGAAGAAGGAGGAAATGAAGACCAACAACCAGAAGACCAGCCTGAAGCCACTCCAGCTCCCGAAGCACCAGCTCTGGAAGAAGAAGAACAACCTGAAGCGCCAGAAGAACCACCAACAGTTGATGAAAGTTTTGCTATTGGCGGCGGGCGAATGCGAAGATATCCAAAGTTTGAACTGTTGAATTTTGTAGATCGCGAAAGGGAGACATTAGATATGGTGTCTAGCAAAGTGAGAACCGATACATTGTCCGATGAAAGTATTACTTTCATAAAGAACGGATCAGTGTGCTCGGTCAACGATGCTTATTCTTCTTGTAGCGAATTCGACAATATGATAAAAAGTTTCTACGACAACGACGGCTCTTACGAATCCAATTACATTGACACCAAAGAGTATAAGCGTATCGCAAGTAAATACGCGTTGTGCCTGTGGTTGAACACCGACGCTGCTCAAGACTTTGAGGAGTATGTCAAAAAGGTTAGCAGTTTGATAGACGCTCATCGCAACGAGCCTAATGTCATGAAAAATAAAATATCACAACAACTATAAATAAATGGAATTAACTCTATTGAATTATCGATGTTTTAGCAAAGCTGAATTTACCATCCCGCTTGATACTAATACGCTAATATCTGCAGCGAGTGGTAGCGGTAAAACAACTATACTGGAAGCAATAAGGTTTGCATTGTGGGGGTTGCGAGACACTGATATAATAACCGTGGGCAAAAAGAAATGTCTCGTCACTATGGAATACAAAGGGTCGTTGTTCATGCGAGGTAAAAACCCTTCTGTTACTACTACTACTACCGACAGCACCAAGTGTTTTACTCAGTACCCTTCAAACTTTTTCTACAAGTCACCTGTATTGCAATACACAGAGCTTGAAAAGTTGGCAAACATACACGGTATGGGATCGATTGAAGACAGTATAAAGGAGTTGTTGGCGGATGGAAGCAAAGAAATTCTCAAGTCTCGGACGACCATATCTGTTTTTGAAAAAACAATACGCAATATTATGAATGGAGATGACAATGATGATGATGATGGTGAATATAACGACAGCAGCGACAATAGTGGCATAATGAAATACACAGATGAAAATATAGAAGTCGTCAAAGACTTGTACTTGACGGCGCTAAAGGAAAAGGAACGGGTGGTGTCTGTGCAAAACACACTAAAAGCTTTAGAAGCCGAAAAGGAAAACTTATATGTCATCGATAGCGACACAAGCGACATAATAAAATACTTTTACGATTCGCTAAGTTTGAAAAAGCAGTTGCGGGGATTGTATTCAAAGCGTCCGTATGCACCGTATGACCCGGCTTACCACGCTAGGCTGAAGCGGATGTTACCGATCGCTATAAAGTTTAAAGCGGCCAAAGAGTTTTGCGACAAACACTTTCACGCTGACAACATTTTTTTGAGAACCAATAACATTCAAAGCGTCCTCGATGACCTAAACAAGCTATTGACCAGACCAAGTTGTAGCGCGCGTGAAATCATTTGTCCATACTGTACGAATACAGTTTCGTTGAATAAGAAAGGCGAACCTATTATTCCGTTTCACAAACAAAAGGAGGCTGTGATATTGAAAGGGTACATAGAAGAGCTTGTCCCCTACCAATCGGACTTGGACGATCAAATAGAAATAAAATTGGAGATACTTGAAAAAGACCGAATCAATGAAGAGTTTATCAAGTCGGAAACGATAGCTCTCAATGCCAAGCTCGACAGCATCCCGGTAGTTACAAAAACCCAGGTGGACGAATACAAACGCAACCAAAAAGCGCGAGACCAACTAGTGTATATTGAATCTAAAATAGATGAAAACAAACAGCAACTATCCGCGTTGCGGACCCAATCAACCATACAAGAAGATATTGATATCTTTGAAAAAATAATAAAAACTCACAATCAACGTAAAGCCACTGAAACTATAAAGAAACAACTTGAAAAGTTAAACGAGGACTTGAAGATAGAGCGCAAAAAACTTGTTCGCATGGAGACAATGCATTACAACATTTCTTTGTTAAGAAGCGCGTTGGTGCAATCAAAGAAAGAGGCCATGGATTCTGTATTGGACACATTCAACAAAGAGTTGGATGTTATATGCAGCAACTTTTTCATCGAAGATATAAAAGTTGTTTGCTCGGTTGCCGACAATCTGAAACTGAAAACAGATATAGTATACAACGGGATCAATATGAAGCCGTCGCTTATGTCGTCGGGAGAGTTTTCAAGATTATCACTGGCAGCCGATCTGGCGTTGTATAGAATGATAGGTACTAGAGCTCCATTGCTTCTGGACGAGATAGATAAGCATTTAGATTTGGCTACCGCCACTACAGTGCTCGAGTACATTGTGCACAATTTTGACAATGTGCTTGTGGTCGCACATCACATGATAACAGGTTTGTTTGACAATGTGTTGACCGGTGAATGGATTGCGGACCGCTCAAAAAAGATATAGAGAGAGAGAGAGAGAGAGAGAGCGTAGATAGAGTAGTATTATATTTCTTGAAAGTTTTTCAAAAAATCAGTTGTTTTTGTTGTAGAAGATAAAGGCGATTATAAATACAGCACATGCTATCAAAAATAAAGTCTTTGACGAGGCGTTGCCTGGGCTGGTCGAAGGAGCGGCGTCTACAGTCTCTGGCATTATAAGTAGACCGCTTCTGTATTTTGGATTGCATTTACAGCTCATAGTGTTTAGTGTTTATTAAAAGTAGTATAAAATGTACTCTTTTTATACATTGATGAATATTATAAGGGATGTCAAAAGGTTTTTGTTCCATTCCACGATAAACGAACAGAGCGTACAAGGAGCTTGTGGAATTCTACAGGTCAACCCCAATCACTACCACCCCGAGCTTGAACAACGCAAAGACGACGAAGGTGTTATCAAAAGCAAGCGCAAAACGGATACGCATATAATGGGATGTCGAGATCTAATTGTGGACGACAAAACGGATAAGATTTTTTACAAATACGGAAATGCTGGATACAACGCTACGATGGCTCGACAAGAGTTTGTAATATCGCAGCACTTGATGGAGACGTGTGGGCATGTCCCCAACTTCCTAAGATCATTTGCATACATGAAAAACCAGTTTCTAAAGCGCAACGGCAACGACCCTTTTGACACTTCCAAGTTAACAAATGGAAACAAGGTGTGCACGGACGTGGTATTGATGGAGTATCTAACCAACGCCACCTCACTGTACACTTTGCTAAAGACAAAGAACGTTCCTATGCTGAACTCTATCAACATGCAAGTGATGCTTGCGATAACGATGGCTGCTCAAAATGCGCAGTTTACCCATAACGATTTGCATTCCAATAACGTCGTTCTCATAGATTGCAATCCAAATATAAAATATGTATATCGAGTAAAGCTTGCAGGTGTGGAACGCTTATTCGCTCTACCTTCGTACGGTAAGCTGCCTATTATAATCGACTACGGTTTTTCTTACAGTTCCGAATGCGAAGGCATGTCGCTTGAGTGTGCGGACTGCGACAACTACGGCTTTATAACTTACAAGCACGATTCATTATCCGATTTCATAAGGTACTTTGTTGTCATGTCTTGTTCGAAATACAGCCCGAACCTTTCAGCAAGTATAATAAACAAACTTGGTCGTCTGCCTATATCTCTTAAATCTAGCTGGGAAAAGTTTATACGCTACGATTCGATGCACGACGTTGAAAAAGCTTTCATGAAATGCTACAACGAGCGTATAGGAAACACGTTTGGTTGTAAAAAACCCGGCTCTAGTGGTACCAGTAGCAACCGAGATGCCTTGCAAATGTTAAGATTGATAATGCGCGGTATAATATTGCCATTGAAACGCGATCCGTCGTATGCCAAGTTTGATGCACTCAAAGAGTTGAATACCTTCTTTATGCATTGGGTGGAGTTGGAAAAGTGGTTCACTCACCCATCGCAAAGAGTGTACGTTCTGCGAGAACTGGTTGATGATATAAGACGTTACTGTTCGGGTAACTTACTGAAACCTACGCCTGAAGCGTTACAAATGGTGTCTAAAGGTGTACGGGCCAATATTGAAAAGGTGATTGGCAAGTCGGTACCGCTTAGAGTCGATTGGCGCATTATGGTAGTTGCTTTGAACGCATATGTGGGCGCCTGCCAAAACATTATCTACAAACATTCGATGCACGTACAAGAGCGCCGCGAAAAGATTTTGTATTCCAAATTGAAATCCGGAGAGCACATGTTTGAATCCATACTCCCGGATCTATACGACGACTGTCTAGAAGTGCGCAAAGGAGATACCATACTGTTGATAGACAACATAGATATGTACAATTCCATGCTAAGAGTAGAGTCGGATGGGTGCTATTCTGCAAAAGTACTATACGATTGCTTTTTACACGACGAGGAAGAGGAAGAAGAAGAAGAAGAAGAAGAACAAGAAGTACTACACGAAAAAGAAATAGATATACCCGATGACCCTTTCTTGGCGTCGCCGCAGCTGCCGTCAATGTACTATACGTCCTCGTCGGCTGCGTCGTCTC